GCCATGTTATTCTCCTATATTTTTTTGAAATAATCTACCTGAAATAAATCCTTCAGGACATTCTCTTGCGAAAACACATTCCTTAGTATTTAAATTTTTATACCATTTTAAAGTTTTATTCTTATTGGATAAATGCATTTTTACCTCGTCTGTCTTCTTATGACCTAAAGCAGGTTTAAACTTTATGTTAAATTCAATAATTTTTGAAGAATAAAACTTTCATCACAGACATTTGAATTTCCCAAAAACTATTTACTAATTATTTATAAATAACGGCTTTTAGACATTATCTGTCCAGAGTTGTTTAAGTTTTTCCATTTCTTTTTGTAAATCCCCCTTAAACCATAATTCATCACCTAACACCTCATGATTGGGGTCGAAATCTATACCTAAATCTATAACACCAAACGGAGTCATTTCTTCTTCTATATTCTTTATTTGTTGCTCATATAAAGCTATACGTAAATCTTGATTAGTTAAATCTTTAAAATACGATTCATTTGTTGCCCAAGCAAATAAAACAAGGGTCATAACTAAATCATCGTGATATCCTAAGTCTGCTGCAAATGATCCTCTGGATTCAATGAATGTAGAAATTTCAGATATCACATCTGCATCATGTATTAATAATTTCTGGTTTTCAACTAATCCTTTGAACAAGGCACACCCAAGTCGTTTAACTTGTTTTGTAGTTCTTACTCCTAGCATCGTGCCAGGTTTAAATCCTGCAGATAAAAACTGTCCATTTTTACCCGTATAATTAACTGATAATACATTTTCATATTCCAAATCATGATATAATGTATTAGCAATTTGTTGACCATTATCATTTATTTCAATTAGGCAATAGGCATTGTTGTAATCCTTAGCAACCTTAGCTATCACTGTAGGATACAATAAAGGATTTATCTTATTATCTCGATATTTCGCTACTATTTTATATGGATATTCCGTAATATCTACAACAGTAAATGCTGAGTAATCTCCTTCTACGCCTCTAGAAGTATCAGCAATAAGCATATAGACGTGAGGTTTTTGTATTACTTTTCCTTGTTCATCTCTTTTAGCACCTACTGGATGTTCCAATATATCTAAATTATCTTTATTGTATACATATTGCTTAGCAGACATCTTTGATATAGCGTCTGGTGATATAAGAGTATTAGATGATCCAAGAAACGCACACAGAACTTCTTGATTAAACTTAAGTTCACCGAGCATAGCTTTTTGTTCTTCAGCCCATCGTTCATCTCTTCCGGGAATTTTGCTATAATGAATAAAATGCGGAACAAATCCATTTAGTTTTTGTTCTGCTTCATTCCAAAATTTCCAGAAATGATTATAACCTAATGGTGTTGAAGTAAGCAATATCTTTGTAGTTTCACCAGAAGAAATTGTAGGATAAACAGAAGTGAAAAATTCTTCTGCAACTGTGTTTGGTATAATTGCTGCCTCATCAATATACAACCAGTTACAATTATGTGATATAACACCATTGGTTATATAATTATGAACAGTTCCTACATTGTAAAAATCATAAACTCTAGTGATTTCGTGATTAGAAATGTCTACTATTAATTTTCCACTTAAACTATCTAAGAGTTCCAAAGCATCCGCTCTAACCCATTCATTATAATCAGTTAGAAATAAATGATCATGAGTACAAATAATTTCAGAATTATCTGAAAATTCAATTTTTAAAGTTTTTTGTTCACCTTGATCTAAAATGCTTTCAAAATTAACGAATCCTTCAGTAGATAAAATTTTCATATTTTTTTCTCCGGCAAGTATAGTTGCTTTTCCGCCGGTAACAATGTTATAATCATTATTTACTAATTTTTTTTCATATTCTTCTGCATCTTCTTTTTTATCGAAAACTCCTAATAATTCCTGTCTAAATTTTTCTGGACCATATTTATGTAAGGCATCTTTTATTAATTTGCCAGAACCCAAATACCCGTCACTAAAAATACTACCAGTAACAGTACATTCGCATAAAATACTTTCTGTATCTTTAAGTGAATGAAATCCTATATACTCTTTATTATTTTCATTATTAGTCGTTTTGTAGACAGTATATTTCATAATAGCATCTTTGTTCGAATTGAGGAAGTTGCTATTATTTTTAATTTTATCTATTTCCACATAATAATATGAATTATTATTTTCTATACACACTTTAGTATTACCTGCCACACAAGACTTCCCTCGAATTGCAGAAGCACTAGTAGCTGCTGTAAAAACTTGTGATCCATTTTCTAATTCAACATCACCTTTGTTCCATGTCTTTACACCTTGCTGCATCCAAATAGGTAAACTTTCATACATTATCTGATATCTATGTAATACTTCTCTAGCTGCAGAAGATTTATTAGCAAGAATAGCTACATTTTTATTAGATTGGAATAATGTGTACCAAAGTATACAAGCAGCAGCAGTAATAGTTTTGCCCTGCTGACGGCCTTCCATTAAAATAACTTTACGATTATTAAGTATAATATCTACTTTTTCTTTTTGGCAATCGTATAGTTTAAAGGGAATAAGACCCTTATCTAATGAAACTATATAGCAATAATTCTCAATAAAATAAATTGGATCTCCAGAACATTTAAGTATTTCTTTTACTTGCTCTACAGTATATTGAATCTCGAAACCAATAGGTTTAAGATTTGGATTCCCATTATATGTACTATCATTGCTCAATTGTTTTTCCTTCGTCTTTCTTATGAAGCAACTTCATTAGATCAGCAGTTGAACCGGCAAAAACTACATTATTCTGCGTATTAATGCTAGAGTGTTTCGCAGTAGGTTCTTCGATTTCTTTTACTTGCTTATGAAGATTCATAAGATCTTTAGCAGTATCAGCCATTGTCTTAATTATTTGTCCTGCAACTTCAAATGATCTTGGATGCTCTGAATTTTTAGCAAGATTAATTATATCATCAAGAGTACCTTCGCCTTTAACGATAAGTTTTCTTAGTGTTTGACGAGCCAAATCATAGTCATTTAATTTGTCTATACTTGTATCTGGTGTTTTTATATCAGCAGGCAAGTTGGAGGCCTGCGGATCTATATTGAATAGATCATTAAGTGGTTCAATGTTTTTCATCAAAATTCCGTAAAGGTTTCCAAATAAGTTATATTAGCTATCGCATTTGCATTAGCCGGAGAAGCTTCTACTGTGTATGTTGTCTGTGTATTGGATAATGCTTCGTTTGAAAATGTTGTTGCAATAACTTTTCTTATTATTCCTTGGTCTGCTTTAGGTCCATAATAATTTAATTTTAATGAGAAATTAAGTGTCCAAATTATTGATCTTCTTGTAGTAAAATCTGATTCGTAATTATCTTCGTATGAAATTGTTTCTAAAGTAATAGGTAAATCGTTTTTAATATCTAATGCAGGTATTGCTTTCAGAACCAAATTATAATCCGGATTAAAGAAAGGTATTATTTGTTCAATAATTTGTAATCCATCATCCTGATTTCTCGCATATACATATAAATTCATACTTAAATTGTATGGTGTTGGAGCATACTGTGCTGTTAAAGTATTTGGATTACTATTGACTGTTCTGTTTTGAGTAATAGGACTAATTTTACGAGTAGGATCATATACCATACCTGCAAATTCAAATGCCATTGCAGGTAAAACAACTTGAAAAGATTTATTATCAATATCAGGTTGCTGTTCTATTCTCGCTATGAATCCCTGTCTAGGAGCATAAGATATGGGGACTCGTATAACTTCACCCGGATCATCATTTACTTTATTACGAATCACATAGATATTACTAAACATATTGCCAAAGGCAATAATGCTTTTTCTAGTTGTTGTCCAATAAAAATGATCTCTGCTTAACATTATTGTATATTACCAAAAGGGTGTCTTTCTGTGAAATCTAAAATATCTGTAATATCATCATCTAAAATATCATTTTGTTTTCCAATATTTGGTTTCTGAGATTCAACTACGTTATAATTTTCAAACACCAAATCATCACCATTTTCCAATATAAGTTTAGTACCATCTTGCAATTCTAATGAGTATAAATCCTCATCCTGATTAAATTCTTGGGCAATAACATCAATTTCTTGTATACCCGTTTCAAATATTTGTCCATCAAATTGCATCAATTCACATTGTAGAGCATAGACATATAGTTTTCCGATTTGATAAAATGGCTGATCACCAACCACTTTTCGTATTTCAAAATAAGATTGAGTCAATGGGAAGTAAATTACATCACCTTCTGCCGGTCTATTAGGTAAAATAGTGTTGCCATCTCTCGCCACTTCATGTGTCCATCTTCTTCTGGAAACTACGAATGTAGCAGAATCTCGTATTTCTACTCCAAATTTAGTAAGTAATTCTCCTTCACCTTCGAATCCCTGTATATTTTGTAAATACATTTCCAAAGGATACGCATTTTTATACATACTTTGAGGATCTTCTCTGAAGATAGGATCCTGATCAAACGCTTCTCTGGCTATATAGTATGTCTCAAACCCATAGATTTTAAGGCATTCTATTATCAAATCCTCTACTAGGTTTTGTTCTGGACGAATACCTTGAGGAATTCCTGATTGAAAATATGGGTTAATAGGCATTTATACTTTTCTATTGACTATCTATAGACATGGTGTTATTATTTGCTATGAGGCTAGATGATAAGAGTCTAATTAACCTGTAAAGAAATCAACAGGTAATTCAAATCTACTTTGTACATCATCTTCAATTGCTTTAATCTCTGCAATAGCTTCATCATATATCTGTTGTCCATTAAGTATAACACCACCAGGCAATTGAACTCCTTCAAACTTCTTAAGATTAATTCCCCATTGACGTTTAATCAATGCTGTTGCATATTTTTTTAACCACATATCATTATAAACATCAGTATAGGTATCGGGATCCAATATTCTCCATCCTTCAATGATTAACCAATCATTTTCGTATACGTCACCATCCCAATTCATATCTATATACAGTCTATCAGTATGTCTATTAAAACGAACTGGTTTCACTCCGACCAATGTTTGATTAATTAATTCTAATTGTTGTCTAACTTGTGTATAGTAGATTAAATCCGTAGACATTAAACTATATAAATCATTTATTAAAATTTGGTATCTAATATCAAAAATATTAATGCCTGTAGATTTATTTGAAAATGGCAATACTCTTTCTACCCCTACAATGTTTTCATTTAATTCTACGTATTGATTAGATATATTGTTAGCAGTGAGTTGATGTTTTAGATATACTTTTTCTATTGCATCAAAATGATACTCTCTGTAAAATTGAAATGCCTCATCGATACGATCTTCGATTTGATCGTCATCTACATTTATTTCAATCACAGGATGCCCAAGATTACGTAAACAGTAATCTATTAAATCTTGACGTGATGTGGGAGTTGCCATTTTCTTTACACTTATAAATAAATATTATTTATAGTATTTAAACTATTGAACATAGGAACATTATGGTAAAAATATTTATGATTGATGGTGGCGCAGGACGTGTGATCGCAGCTATTCCAGCATTATTAAAATACGCTAAAAAAAATCCAGATAAAGAATGGTACATTACTGTTGCTGGGTGGGATACTCTTTTATGGGGCATCCCTGAACTTCAACACCGATGCTTCAATCCTGAAAATAAAGGGGTTTTCGATAATCTTTTTATGCGTGCAGATAAAATTATTTGTCCAGAACCATATAAAATTCCTGGGTATTATAAACAACAATTATCTATTTCTGAAGCATTTGACGAAGAAATAAATGAAACTAATGATCATTCTGATTTGGATGCTCCAATATTAGTTTTACAAAAATTGGAAATAAAAAATGCTCAGAATGTTCTAGAGAAAGTTAAAGAAGAACAAAAAAAGAAATATACTATTATAATTCAACCTTTTGGTAGAAGTGCTAGAGTAGATAATAAAGAAATAATAGATGATTCAACTAGATCATTAAATCCACACACCTATATTGAAATAGTAAAACGATTACGTACTAAATATAATGTTGTAAATTTTACTGAACAGCAATTTCATATGGCAGAAGATACCTTTACGATGAAACCTATTTCTGATTTGAGGGGATGGGCCGCTTTAATTTACTGTTCTGATTATTTTGTCGGGGTGGATTCAGTGGGACAGCATATGGCACGAGCATTAAATAAACCAGGTACTGTTATCTTGGGATCAACTTTTGCAATTAATACTACATACCCAAATTATTTTAAGATTTTTGAAAAACAAGGCGTGAAGAAATATTATTCTCCAATACGTATTTCAAATCTAGAATGTAATTTAGCAGATAGATTAAATGAAAAAACCATGAGTTTTACCACTCAAGAAATAGATCAGTTAGTAAATAATATTGATAAAGATATACAACAAAAGGTAGGAAAATAATTAATATTCTCCTGCATCTACATCACCGAAAACTGGTACACCCGACGCATTAATCTGTAATACCTCTCCTAAACTACCAGTAGCATATCCTAAAGAAGTTGAACTTGTGGCATATGCTACACCATTTACAGTAGCACCAGAAATACCTGTAGCTCCACCTTTACGAATTATAATAGAAGCTTCTCCTGGCGAACCTTGTTGTACTACAATTTTAGGATTAGGAACACCTGATCTTTTAACCACAACTGTCATTTGGTGACTCCTGGCATGACGGTTACTATACCTTCTAATATTCTTGTTACCTTACTTGAAGTATCAACTACCTCTACATCATACACATATCTACCTGATTTAAGTGAATTAGTTTGATTTGAAGTAAGTGATAGCTCTAATTGACCAATTGATGCATTGGTAATTGCAGCAGTAAAGGCAGTATTAGAGGTAGAATAATATGATCTACGCATTTGTGATCTGGCAGTATATCCGGTGATATCTTTTACAGTACCATCATCATTTTTGTATTGTATTTCAACAGAAAAATCTGCGCCTTGATCTATAACTAAATTAGATATTTGTGCCATATTATATTAGTTACCTTTTAGTAAAGCTATTCCCTTTTAATTGAATCTAATTATGATCTGATCAAGCTAGTGCGTTGCTTTGGTCATAATTATGCCTCTTACGCTATTAGTTGCCAATTACCAATAGACTCATTCCACTCATACTGTTGCCCATCTTGAGGCATCGGTACTGGCGCATCCCAAAGACAGGTTTGCTCATTCAGTATCCAACTTGGATAAGGCTTAGGTGGGATAAACGCATCACGGTCTGGGTCATAGGTATAACCAATACCTGCGTAGTTTTTGCGAAATGTGCCGTTGTAGGAAGTCTGTTTCCAGTACGGATAGCCACCCGACCAATTTTGCAAGAACCACACACCTTTCCATTCTTGCTCTTGCCCGTTCTGGTCAAGTAATTCATTGTTATGAACAACATGCACTTCAAGCACATTGTTGTTCTCATCCAGTTTTGCAAAATGAGCCATGTGCCATTACCTCAGAATGTGATGGAACCGTTGCCGGTCCACTTGTAGATGCGATAACCGCCGGATGTCGTAACCGTTGGCGAGCCTGTGGTTGATGCTGCGGCCGCGTAAATATCTGCATAACGAATAATGACCACGCCAGAGCCGCCTGTGCCGCCTGCTGCTGCAACGGTGTTGTTATTACTGCTATTCCCCTGACCACCATTGCCCGTGTTTTCCCCGCCAGTACCACCAGTGCCGCCAGCTCCCGTTGCAAGAGATCCACCCCTGCCTCCTGCCGAGTAGGTTACTGATGAACCTGAAATTGATGACGAACTTCCAACACCGGCAGCACCTGCTGCCGCATCAGTGCCGCTGCCACCAGCCCCACCAGCGCCACCACCACTCCCAGAGCCGTATTGCCCCGATTGATTACTTCCCCCGCCACCATTATTTCCTTGGCTCGGAGATGTGCTTGGTGTATTGCCTGTCCCGCCAGATGAAAGCGTCTGACCGCCACCCCCGCCACCGGAGCCCCCGCTTCCTCCATTTGTACTGTCTGCTCCTCCGTAACCACCTCCAGCTGAAGTGATTGTGGAGAAAACGGAATTACTTCCAGCAACGCCATTGTTCTGTCCGGCAGAACCACCAGCACCACCCCCGCCAACGGTAACGGTGTAGCTTGTTCCTGCCGTTACACTAAATGGTGTGCCACCAACATTAGTGCGATAACCACCGGCACCTCCACCACCACTACCGCTGGCAGACGATCTAGTTCCCCCGCCACCACCCCCACCAGCAACAACAAGATATTCAACGGTTGGCGTGGGTTGAGAAATTGTCGTAGTCAAGTTACTTGCATAAGAAATCCAGCCCTGCGTTGCATCAGCATAAACAAGATTGATAGAGCCTCTTTGAGTTGAAAGCAATCCGTTACCGGTTGCTCCATTGAGTTTGTTACCGTTTGGATTAACCGTCAGATTGTTTGTATTCCACATCCCCGCATAATCAGTCAGCGTAATCAAATCACCCGCAGTAGGGCTTGATGGTAGTGTGACAGTAAAGGCTGCGGACGTTGTGTTACAGGGATAAGCTCTTCCAGAAACAGCAGTGAAGCCTGTGGTTTGTACCGATTGCCAAGCAACCGTACCACCTCCACTGATAGTAACATTACTAGCAGCAGTTACTCTACCGAAAGTATCAATTGTAAGAACAGGAACAATAGTCGCATTGCCATATGTAGTCGGCGTAACACCGGAGGGACTTAGTGTTATATTACCGGTAGTTGAATTGTATGATATAGTATTGCCCGTGGTAATCGCATCTCGTACTCTCGCATTAGAGAAATATAGATTAGTACCTTCTGTAACATTACTAGTGTAGATAGTTCCAAGATCACTAGGTGTTATAGCACCATCAACAATATCGTTTGCTGATACTTGAAAATCTGCTATATATCTTGCTCTTGATGGCATTTTTATTTTTAATTAAGAGTTATTTTCTAATGCTAATATTCTAGCTGCTTGTGCATCCACGATTGCTTTCAAATCTTTGATGGCGTTGACCATGTGCCAAAATACATTATCGCTGTCTACTGATAACACACCGGTGGATTCTTCTCTGACGCAATCAGGACAGACTTGCTGAAGCTCTTGGGCAATTACGCCGAGTTGAATACCCGAACGATCAACTGCATCGCTTGGCTTCAGTTCAGGATCAACTTCTTCCGGCAAGCGGTACTCAAAATTACGCACCCTGATCTGGCTAATCTTGCTTAGACCCTCAGTGTTATCAACGATGTTTTTCTTGAGCCGGAGGTCTGAGGTTGTTGACCATGAAGATGAGTTATTGCCTTGGTAAACACCGCCGCCGTTTGGATTGATGAAGCCTGTAGCGCTACCCTTTCCTGCAACATCATTGCCAATAACAATTTCGTTGTTATTAGTTGCGGCGCTTCCTCTTGCTGCATTACCAATATATGTATTTGAATATCCGCTAGTCGTGGCTGTTGTGTAATACCCAGCTTGCCAACCAATAAAGGTATTGCCTGCGCCTGTAGCGCTATATCCGGCCTGATAGCCAAGATAGGTAACTTGAGTTGAGGTTGTATTGCTGTAGCCTGCTTGATAACCAACAGCGACGTTATTTGCGCCGGTGGTGTTGAGGAAGAGGGCTTGGTAGCCTATTGCGATGTTGTTAGATGCGGTGCTGTTTGAGGCTAATGCGCTTCTTCCTATTGCAACATTATATGAACCTGTTGTGTTGTCAT